TTATCGGCCGGAAACTTATCCGGTGGATTGTTAGGATTAGCCACTAGCATATCTAAATCAGCAGGCATGTTGAATAATATTTTAAGTTTAAAACGCGGCGCAAACTTACCACAAGGTGGCGAACTATTCATGAAACAGGCCGCGTCAGTGAAACTAACTCCGGGATCGGCAGATGACTGGAGAGTTAAAATAGACTGTAACTGGAATCTATTTGGTGGTAATGCATTATTTAACGAACTCAGAGAAACTGGCGGATTTGTTTTTCCTTATCTTCCAAATATCACAGTATCAACTAAAGCAAACTATACAACTATCGATCCAGTTCACAGTAACTATCCTTTCCAAGCATATAAAAATAGTGCGGTAGAAGATATTACTATTGCGGGAGACTTTAGCTGTGAGACTTCTAAAGATGGAGCGTACTGGATTGCTGGAACAACCTTTTTCAAGACAGCTACAAAAATGTTTTTTGGTAACAGCAACTACAGTGGTAACCCACCAATAATCTGTACATTGTCTGGTTATGGTTTTAGTGTATTCAACTATGTTCCAGTGATTATAAAATCATTCTCGGTTGATCTCAAAGACGATGTAAACTATATTAGATGTCAAGCGTTTGGACAACAAACATGGGTTCCAAACTTCAGTACTATTACCATTGTAGTAAGCCCAGTATATAACAGATCAAGATTGAGACAGTTCAGCATACAAGATTATGCAAGAGGCAATATGACAACACAAACAGGCGGAGGATTCATCTAAGATGGCTAACTATACAGTTTCGTCTCCGTGGGCAACTACTCAGCAGAATAATCTCTATTTAGAACTTCTCGATATTAGACCCGTTCCTGCTGAGGATGATGATTTTCTTTACATAATTGAAAATCATTACAAGCATCGTCCTGATTTGTTGGCCTATGATTTATACGGCAACACCAAGTTATGGTGGGTATTTGTACAGAGAAATATGTCAATATTAAAAGACCCTATCTACGATTTCGAACCGGGCGTTTCAATTTATATTCCTAAAAAAACTAACCTAGAAAAATACCTAGGAGTATAATATGGCAGATTTATTTTCAGCACTTAATCTTGTTAACAATGCAGTCAACGTAGCTCAAAATGTTGCTAGAGCCGCAGGTGGCACAGCCGCAAGAGATCTAGGAGCAGCAGTTGGCAAAGTTCTTCGCCCAGACGGCGAGCCTGTTCTAGATAAATTTCAGACCAATCTCAACAAAGGTACTGTACAACAAACAACAGGTTTTAGTGGCAAGGGTGCTACAGTTACCCGTGCAACAAGAGAAATACAAGATCCAGGAAAAACATTATCCAAGAGTGGTGTCAACGTTCGAGGTATCCCCAATCCTTTAGAAAATTTTGCTACTTGGAGTCCTTTATGGACAATGGCAGCACTGACTCCTAGACAATTTAACAATCCTAAATCATATAGAAAAAGTTTAGGCGATTTAAAAAATGTTATATTTTCATCTGGCGGTCGAGCAGATGCTGAACGTACTGTATTAGCTGGAGGTATTGCTCCGGAGTACTTCGTTAATAACTTTGTTATGCAGAATCAAATTTCTGCTTCACAAAAAACCGGTAACAGTAATGCAATAACTTTCACATGGGACATCTACGAACCATATTCTATGGGAATGTTATTACAAAGTATGCAGTTAGCAGCACTTGAAGCTGGTTACGAAAGTTATCTTGACAATACTCCATATGTTTTAAGATTAGACTTTGTGGGATACACTGACGATGGCACACCATACACAATTTTAAAACCCAAGTTCTTCACTATGAAATTAACAAAGATTAAATTTCAAGTAACAGAATCTGGAAGCGTGTATAAGTGTGAAGGTATTCCTTACAACCATCAAGGATTTAGCAATGTTATCAACAAGCTGTACAGTGATATCGCTGTTAAAGGCAGCACGGTATCTGAAGCATTATGTACCAGCGAACAAAATCTTGTTAAAGCTCTAAACAAGATTGAAGAAGACTCTGTTAAATCTGGTAAAACATGTTATCCTGATGTTTATAATATTGTATTTCCAGAAAACTCTCAGACCTTTTCTAACGTTGCAGAAGGAACAGAAGATGCCAAGACTGCAAAGTTTAACCCAGCAGCTCCTAGACCTCAGATAAGAGTAGGAAATGCTGGAACAGGTGCATCAGTATCATTACCGCCATCGAGTGTTATAGCTAGCTCGTCATTAGGATTTGGACCAACATCTGCAGGTAATCAGTCATTTAATAAAACTGCTGATGTCACTAATGCGAAAACAGGCAGGAACGAAAAATCAAAGATGACTCCTGATCCTAAAGTAAAGACTTTGCAGTACAAGCAAGAAATGCCAATAACCCATGTTATAGCAAATGTTGTTATGAGTTCACAATATGCCTATGACACTCTACTACCAGGATCAATGCAACCTGACGGAACTTATAATTGGTTTAAGATTGATGTGCAGATAAAACTCAAAGAAAATGAGTTTGACGAAAGAAGAAAAGACTATGCTAAAGAAATAACCTATAGAGTAATTCCTTATAAGGTACACTCCAGTGTGTTCTCATCATCAGGCACAGGTTTGCCAGGATACGGTGAGATTGAAAAGAAAATAGGAAAACAATACAACTACATTTATACTGGTCAGAATAATGATCTTTTGAAGTTTGATATTGATATCAACAATTTATTCTACTCTGGAGTAAATCCCAAAGGCGAAGAAAACTCATCTAAAACCAATAATCAAGATCAACGATCCGGAGAAGAAAAACCGATCGGGAATCAAGTTCCTGCTGGATCTGACGATGCAACAAGAGCCACGGTTGAAGGTGCTAACACAGGTAAAGGCGGAGTGAAAGCTGATTTTGATCAACAGAAAATTAAAGGTGGTTCTGGAGAAAAAAATAAAACATTAGTAGCACAGAGTTTCCAAAGTGCTTTCTTAAAAAACAACGGCGATATGATCAATATGAACGTTGAGATTTTAGGAGACCCGTATTGGCTTGTTGACAGCGGAATCGGAAACTATTTTGCCGAACCCGGTGCAAACGATCAAGTTACCGGAGATGGCACAATGAACTATGAAGGCAGCGATGTTTATATCTATATAACATTCAGAACCCCGATTGACGTTGATGATCCAGGCGATGGCTTATATAACTTTGCAAAAGGAAAGATGCAAGAAAGTCCATTCAGTGGAATTTATAAAGTAACATTCTGCGAAAATAAATTTACAGATGGAACATTTAAGCAAAGTTTAAAATGTTTTAGAATGCCTTATCAAGCATCAGACTTCGATCAGAAGGCAAATGTAGAAAAAGCAGCGGTACCAGCATTGGTCAAGAAAGACCAAGCAGAGCCAGCAGCTACTACAGTAGCCGAAGCAGTAACTCCACCACCAGTACCTTGTTAAGGATATAAATGGCACAAGAAAAAAGAATAGCAGATAGTGTTGAAGCAGCCAAAGGCAGTATGCCTCCTGGCCCTCTATTAGCACGAGTTATCAGTCATCTTGATCCTACTTTTATGGGAGCCCTAGAAGTTACATTGTTAAGAGAACAAGGTAATGGTATGGGTGTTGACGAAGAAACTTATATTGTAAAATGTGCAAGTCCTTTCTTTGGTCATACCGCATTTGAGCATACAGGTCAGAACTCTATTATCAAGAATAAAAACACCAAGACCTATGATGCTTATAATGACACACAGAAATCTTATGGCATGTGGATGGTTCCGCCAGACATTGGTGTAACAGTTATGGTGGTGTTTATCGTAGGTGATCCTGCTGATGGATATTGGATTGCCTGTATACCGTCAAAACTTGCAAATAATATGGTGCCTGGTATTGCAGCATCGTTAGAGCTTGACATTGACGAAACAGATAAAAAGAAATTTAACACAACACAACCCCTGCCAACAGCGGAAATTAATAAACGTATTAATGGAGAAGAAGGCAAACTAGATACCGACAAGATAAAAAAAGCTGTGCATCCTTTTGCAGACCACTTGCTAGAACAGGGATTGTTAGAAGATGATATCAGAGGTTTTACAACAGCGTCTGCTAGACGTGAAGCACCTAGCATGGTGTTTGGAATCTCTTCTCCCGGCCCATTAGATAGACGTACAGGATCTAAAAGACAGAACATAGGTACAAGAGACAGTCAAACTCCAAAACCTGTTCCAGTTAGTAGATTAGGTGGAACGCAGTTTGTTATGGACGACGGAGATGATAGATATTTCCGTAAAACTCCTCCTAAAGGTCCGAACGCCGGTCCTCAGGAATACGTTGACACTGAAGATCCAAAGCTGAAAGATCCCTACCAGCCAGATATTCCCTACAGCGAATATTTTAGGATTAGAACGAGAACCGGTCATCAACTGTTGATGCACAACTCGGAAGATTTAATTTATATTGCTAATGCTGCTGGTTCTACTTGGATAGAGCTTACCGCTGGAGGAAAGATAGACATCTATGCAGCGGATTCTATTTCAATACATTCCGAAGCAGATTTTAATTTCCGTGCTGATAGAGACATTAACTTTGAAGCTGGCAGGAACATGAACTTTAGAACTGAATCAGGCCGCTGGCAAGCTGAAATAGCCACTGATATGAATTTCTTAATAGCCAACGATGCGAAACTCAGTGTTGGCAGCAATCTTGATATTCTAGTTAATGCTACTACAAAAATCTCTCAGCGAAATGATTTTCACTTAGACACTAACGGAAACAACAATATTTCTGCAGGTGGAAACACCAGCATTGGTAGCGTGGGAAATCACATTGAATCTGCAGATAAGATTTACATGAACAGTATTGCAGCAACTCCTGCTACTCCAGCAGATTTCGTAAAACCGTTGGATCTCAAAGAAAACGTCGCAACAACAACACAAGTTGGATGGTCAAAGAAAAAATATCAAGCCGGTACTATAGACAGTTTTATGAAACGGATTCCAATGCACGAACCGTGGGCGTTACACGAAAACTATGCTCCGCAGTTGTTAACACCAGACAAAACAGATCGAGAAGTTTAAGGAATAAACTATGGCAAATAAACTTTATAACACAAAAACAGTTGCAGTTAATAAAGCATCAGTGGGTGATGCTGGCAGAACTTTGTTTACATACAAAGGATTTAGCTCTAACTCGTCTAACAAGAACTTCAAGTTATTTGATATCGACCTAGTAAAACAAGATATTATAAATCACTTTTATATTCGCAAAGGTGAAAAGCTAGAAAACCCAGAGTTTGGCACAGTGATCTGGGACATGATATTTGAACAGTTTACTCCGGAAGCAAAAGCTATTATTACCAAAGACGTAGAAGATATCATCAACTACGATCCAAGAATAGCTGTCAATGGAATAACTGTTGACAGCACAGAGCAGGGCATACGTATACAAGCTGACATTGTTTATATTCCGTTTAATATCAATGAACGTATGACCTTTGACTTTGACAAGAACAACTCAGTCATAAACTAAGCAGTTAATTTTGTTTGGTAAATATGATATAGGAACAAACGATGACAACTACAACAAGACAAAATAACCTAATTCTTAATGAAGATTGGAAACGGATTTATCAGACATTTAAAAATGCTGATTTTAAATCTTACGATTTTGAAAATCTTCGTAGAGTTATCATCACCTATCTTAGAGAAAACTACCCAGAAGATTTCAACGATTACATTGAATCAAGCGAATATCTTGCTCTGATTGATGCAGTTGCTTTCCTCGGCCAAAGTCTAGCATTCCGTATCGATCTAGCCAGCCGCGAAAACTTTATTGAACTTGCAGAAAGAAAAGACAGTGTATTACGTATAGCTCGCATGTTGAGCTATAATGCTAAAAGAAATATTGCTTCCGAAGGACTTTTAAAATTTACTTCAGTGACTACCACTGAAACTCTACTAGATAGCAATGGAAAAAATCTCGCGCAACAAGTGATTTCTTGGAATGATCCTACAAATACCAACTGGTTAGAACAGTTTATTACTGTTTTAAATTCATCGATGGCCGACAACACAGAGTTTGGCCGTAGTCAAGGATCTGACACAATACAAGGCATTCCAACAGAACAATACAGATTTAGAACTAACAGCACAGATGTGCCTATCTACACATATTCAAAGACCGTTGCTGGTCGTTCTATGGCCTTTGAGTTAGTGAGTACAACTTTCAAAGACCAAGAATACATCTATGAAGAACCGCCAGTTCCAGGAAACCAGTTAGGATTTATCTATAGAAATGACGGTACCGGACCAGCAAGTTCTTCAACTGGTTTTTTCTTAATGTTCAAACAAGGTAGTTTGGAACTAGCAGATTTTAGCATCGCCGTTCCGACAACCAACGAGACTATTTCTGTCGACAGTCAAAATATCAATAACAACGATGTTTGGCTGTATAAGCTCGATGCGGTAGGAGCTCAACAAGACCAGTGGACCCAGGTGTCAAACTTGATAGGAAATAACATTGCCTATAACAGCGTATCACAAAATGTTAGAAACATCTATTCAGTGGTTACAAAAGAAAGTGACAGAATTGATCTGGTGTTTGCCGACGGAGTATACGGTAATCTTCCACAGGGGTCATTCCGTGTATATTATCGAGTAAGCAATGGACTTAGCTATGCTATCGCTCCGACAGAGATGCGAGGTATCAACATTGCTATTCCATATTTTAATAAGCAAGGAATCGCACATACTCTAACAGTTGGTCTGGCCCTACAATATACTGTAAGCTCATCAGCTGCTGCAGAATCTATCAACAGCATTAGAACTAATGCACCTGCGGTATACTATACACAAAACAGAATGATTACAGGAGAAGATTATAATCTTGCTCCATTATCAAGCAGTCAAGATATTTTAAAAATTAAATCAGTTAATAGAACATCTAGCGGTATCAGCAGAAACTTTGATATCATTGACGCTACTGGAAAGTATAGTGATATTACAGTGTTTGCAGATGACGGATATATCTACAAAGAAGAAAAAGAAAGAGAGTTACATTTTAAGTTTACAAGCACGGTTGATATTATTAACTTTATTAGAAGAAACATTGAAAAGGTGTTTACTGACACTGATGTTTATAATTTTTATATCACTAAGTTTGACAAAATATTGTTTACTGATACTAATGTTATCTGGAACAACACAACATCAGATGTAAATCTATCAACAGGTTATTTTAAAAATGCTGTTGATCAGTCTTTATTGAAAGTTGGAGTATATTCAACAAACAGTTTAAAATATCTAACCTATGGGTCATTGATAAAATTTGTAGCACCATCGGGCAAGTCTTTCAAGAAAGGCAAACTGGTAACTACAGATACAACTGATTCTGAGCAAACAGACAGACTATGGGTTAAGGTTGTAAAAATAGTAGGCGACGGTACTAATGCCGGTCGTGGAGTACTTTCTAACGGCCTTGGAGCAGTTTCGTTAAATGTACCAGTTCCAACAGGCGCTATTGCAAGTAGAATCGTTCCTAGATTTACCAATGATCTTACAACCGACCTTGAGCTTGAGATAGTGACATTGGTTTCTCAGAACTTAAACTTTGGTTTAAGATATGATAATCTTACTACATCTTGGAATATTATCACATCTTCAAACTTAGATTTAACATCAAACTTCAGTCTAGGAAAAGCAGGGGATACTTCAAAGAGCAATATTGATGCATCTTGGATAATTGCCTTTGTTAAAGACATTGATCAGTATGTTGTTAGAGTCAGAGCAATGGATTACATTTTTGGAAGTGTAGAGCAGAACAGATTTTATTTTGATGTAGATCAAAAGCAATACAATGATCAATCAGGCAATGTTGTTAAAGATACTGTTAATATTTTAGGAATCAATACCGGTGCAAATCTAATATCTGCATTAAATCAAAATGTGCCTTTTCAGATTGACGACACTATTAAATTTGAAGATGGCTACGAAAGTACTTCAGAGATAAAAATTGCATTCTATGATACTAACAGCGATTCGATAATAGACAATCCGGAATCTTTTGAGATTCTTGTTGGTCCTGATTCAAATCTTCAATATTTGTTTTTCGAGGAAATAGTTGATGACACTGGTTCAACAATCTATACGTTAGTTGATAACAGAAATGATCTAATCGTAGTTAGACAAACAGAAGGCAGTATAAACATAACTGATTTTACAGACGGTCAACTAATATATTTTTATGATAGTGCTGAAAATAGAGTTAAACAAGTTAATAAAACAACCAACACTTTAGATCTGAAAAGCAACTACAAGGCCAATATTGGTCGTAGAAACTTAAAGTTTCAGTATATACACAATGCAGGCGTTGACAGAAGAATTGATCCTAGTGTTAGCAACATTATAGATATCTACCTATTGACAAGAAGCTACGACACTAGTTTTAGAAACTATCTAGCAGGGGCAGTTTCAACTGAGCCAGAAGCGCCATCTAGTGATGGCCTCCGAGAGATCGGAAGAGCGT